AATATCGAACTCGGGTGGGGCAAGGGGGCGGCAATCTGCCCGCCCCGCGCCGGGGGTGGATCAGGCGGCTTCGGTCCAGTGCGTCTCGACCACCATGATGCCGGTCGTCGGCAATGCGCCCACCGCCGTCGTCAGACCGACGATTTCCTCGGTCGTCAGTGGCGCCTGGGCCTTGGCGCTGGCCTTGGTCTTGGTTAACGGCGTATCGGTGAGAGCCGCCGTCGCCGCAGCCCCGTACTTGGCGTTCGACGCCGCGGTGCCCGAGGAAATGGTCGTGCTGCCGAGCGAAGTATCGGTCGTCACGACCATCGAGCTGTAACGCGCGCCGACCGGCAGTTTGCCACAGATCAGGAACGAGCCCGCCGGGATCGCGACGTTGCCATTGGCGGCATAGAGCGCCGCCAGATCGAAGACCTCCGTTGTAGTGCGAAGCTTCGATCGCGACTTGGAAGCGTCGGCCTTGGCGGTTGCCGGCGTGACATCGAGCACGCCGGTGAAAGTGGAACCGTAGAAATTTGCCATCGAACTGTTTCCCTATGCTGGCGGGACGGTTCGGATGGCGGGAGCCAGGCGGCTCCCGCCGCCCGTCACGCTTCGCTGTTGAGGATGTAGCCGCGCTTGCCGTTTTCGGTCGCGGTCGCCGTCACGGTCGTCTCGGCATAGACCTGCCGGGCGTTCGCCTTTTGCGGGATCGGATCGATCGAGGTGTACAGCTCGTTCCACGGAACTTCCGCGATGCCCGACTGCACCCAGAACGGGTTCTTGCGGTAGCTGTTGCTGTCGACCGTCAGCGCGTTGTTGGCGAGCAGCGGATTGGCCAGCTCCATCTCGATGAAGGTGAAGCCCATGAACCCGATCATGCGACCCTCCGCGTTCACGCGGCCGGCATTGTCGTTGAAGTCCTTCGACGCGATCGGCATTTCGTTCATCAGGTCGTCGACTTGTTCGGCCGTCAGGATGATGAAGCGCTTTTCCTGCATGTCGTTGTAATTCTTCGCCAGCGTCTTGCGCGCGGCGCGAAGCTTGGCGACGTTCATGCGGGTTGCCGCCGTCGCGCCGACATCGACCGCGACGATGTTCGCGCTGGGGAAGGCCAAAGTGGTCGTGCCGCTCTTGCCCGAAATAATCGAACCATAGACTGCGCTCAGGAACGCATCGTCGCGCGCGCGTGCGATGGTGGCAGTCGCCGTCATCGTGTAACCGCTCTCGATCGCGATCTTGGCGGCGAGTTGATCATCGCGGTCGACCATGTCGGCGTAGTATTTCGGCGACGGCTTGACTGCCCAGACGCGGTCGTGCGGCGTGTTGGCGAGCACGATGTCGCCGTGCCGCGTCTCCAGCGTCTGTGCGGGAACCGCGCCAATGAGATCGTCGAGCTCGGTCTTTTCGCCGCTACCCTGGCGGCGAATGGCGAAGCCGTTGCCCCACAGCAGGCTCTTATGCTGCTGCAGGCTGAGTTTCATGTTGTTTTCGAATGCGGTGACGAATGTCGTCGGGACCTGGTTGGACATCACTGCCCTCCGTCAAAATGGTTTGAGCCAGATTGCGAAGGGCTTGCCCGGCCAGGTGCCGGGGCCGCTCTATCGTTTATCGCCCGCGGTCGGCGGTCATTTCCCTGACGAGGGCCGGGGCCTTTCGGCTTGCCCGGACTTACAGGGCGGGAGTTCTAGGGAACTGCCCGCCCATGAGCTCGTTTGATCTTCGATCAGCCGAATTTTGTCAACCCTGCGCCTCACGATTTCTTAGATCTCTGTGATGCGCCACGATCGTATTCAGCCGATCCCATTCAGCCGCTTCCGCCGATCCCTTGACCTTGATCGCCTGCCCCTTCGCGGGATCTGCGATAATCGCATCGATGCGTGCCTGCGCCTGCTCGCCAGTCATGCCGAAATTCTGGGCGCCACCACCACCCATCAGCATATCTTCGCCAGTCAACTGGCCGAGTTTCAACCCGAGCTTGAGCAGTCCGTCCGACCCCATGCCTTTCTGGATCGCGGCCGCCTGTTTGGCATCGATCCCGAACGCGCGCATGCCACGCTGGAATAGAGCGGTGTTGCGATCCTTGTCGGCGCCCCATTCGCGGAACACCCCGTCGCGCAACCCATCCTGGCGAGTAACTTCCGCCATCTGGTCTGCGACCTGTTTCTCGACCACTGCCGCAGCCAGCGCCTTGAAGCCATCGGCCGGGACGCCCGCCTTGAACGCGATCTCTCGCAGGGGCTCGACGATGCCCATGTCGAGCTCCTGCCCTTCGGGCGCGCTCGGCAGTTCGTATTTGTCAGCTGCCTCGGGGACGCCGATCTGGCGATGGTAGGCAGCTATTTCCTCGGGGGTCGACCCTTCCTTGGGGACCGTCACGACGCCCTTGCCGCTGATCGCGCGCTCGGCCTCGCGATAGCTCGACAAGAACTTGTTGATGTCGGTGACGCCCTTCGACTTCAAATAGTCGATATGGCTGGGCTGGTCACCAACCACCTCGCCCGAAATCCCCTCCATCCAGGCGGCCGGCTTCCAACCGCTGTCGTCGGCAGAAGGCGTCGCCGCGCCATCGGCCGGCGGCGCTTCGGCCGCCGGCGGGATCACTACACCATCAGGGGCCCCACCATCGGCACCCGTATCATCGCCGCCCAGCATCGCTGCGGCGCCACCATCAAAGTCCACTATCCACCTCCAGGGCCCTCGCGCCCGTTACGTCGTCGTCGGAAAGATCGAGATGCGCGCGGATGCGCAGGAAAACCCGCCGCATCCCCTCACGCTGCGCCATCACCAGCGGGTCGCTCGAGAAGCTGGTGCGGTCGGCGAAACAGAAATCGCGCAGATCTGCGATCACCGCCTGCTGCTCGCGCGACAAATGGCTCGGTTCGCCGAACACGGCCCGGTAGGAATGCGCGCGCTGGAACGACAGCCAGCGCAGCGCTTCCTGCACCTTGTCCGCCGCGACGCGCGCGCCCTTGAGCATCCAGGGATCTGGCGCTTCGTCGCTCACGCTGCCGCCGCGATCTGATTGGCCTTGGCCGCGTCGAGCGCGGCACTGGTCAGTTGCGGCACCGCGTCGACCGTTTGCAGCGCCGCGCTTTGATCCGAGCGCGCCTGCCGCTTGGCGGCGACCTGGTCGGGCGTGGCGATCCAGGTCGGTCGCACGCCTAGCACTTCGGCGACGCCGGGCATCGCCGCATCGGCGTCCATGAAATCGAAGATCGACGGGTCGCGGGTCGCACCGGCGATCTGCAAGCCGATCTCGACCCAACGGGTAAAGCCGGCCGCTTCGTCGGCCCGCTTCATCCGGGTCGCGGGATTGTCGTAGATCGCGCGCACCCCGGCGCCCGCCTCGACCATTTCACCCGGCCGTTCGGGCAATTGTCCCGCGCTGGCCAGCAGCTCGAGTTCGCGCGCGATCTGCGGCCCGCGCTTTTCTGTTTCGTCGCGGGCCACGAACGGCGCCACCAGGATGCCGGAGCGCTGCGCCATGTCGAGCACTTGCGTCGCGGTCGCGCGATCGGGCGGATCGAACAGCATCTGGAAGACGTTTTCCAGGAACGCATCCTTGACCGGCTGGCGCTCGGCCTCCTGGAACTGCATCCCCTCGCTGAGGTTGCCGCCATGCGGGATCGCCTGGACCAGCAACCGCCCGAATTCATCGACCAGGCCGGGGTTGAGCCCGCCAGGCTTAGTCGACAGCTTGGTGATATCCCCATCATCATAGAAGGCGAGCGCGGGGTCGACCTGTTTGTGCGCCGATCGCAACATGGTCATCCCCATGCTGTTGAGCGTCTTGATCACGCCCAGCACCTTCATCGCCGGCGAACGGCCGTAGATCGAACCCGGCGACACGACGTTGCGGCTGGTCGGTACCGGCATCGACCGGAACCCGCTGCGCCGAACTTGCTGGCGCGCGTCGATCGCGATGTAGATGCTGTCGAACTTCATCCCGGACAGGCCAGGCATGCCGCGCGACCAATCCTCGCGCGGGCAGATCACGTGCAGGAATTCGAACTGATCGTTCGACTTCTTGCCGTTGTCCGCAGTCACGCATTCCATGATCTTCGCGGGCAGAGCGTCGTCGGGCTGGCTGAACATCTGCATCGCCTGACGCGCGGTCAGCTTGAACTTGCGGTGCAGCCGATCGACGAACCCGAAGGCGTTTTCGTCGATGAACACTTCCGACAGGTGAATGGCGCGGTAGAACAAATGGCTTCCCGGGACTTCCCCAATCCACAACGGCGCGGTGCCATATTTCCCGAGCTGGCGGATATCGGCATGCGCCTGCATTTCGAACGCTGCCGACGGATTGTATCGGCAGGCGAACAGACGATCGTTGACCGCCTCGCACCAGCGCCGCACCGAGGGGAGTTTGTTCAATTCATCGTCGGTCGTGACGATCCCGTGCCAGCGCGAATTGGACGGGATCGTCAGACCCGCAACAGCCGCCGTGAAGCGATCGAGCCCTTCGGGCGCGGTGCTGTCGAAGATATGGCCGTCGCGCTGCCCATAGGGCGTCAGGCCGGTAAACCCTCCCGCCAATTCGGGATCGACCCAAGTGTCGACCTCGCGCCAGATGCTTTCCCACGGCGCCCGCTTCGCCTCCATCGCCTGTTGGCCATCGAGGTGAGCACGGATCTGGTCGTCGGTTAGCATCTGGGGCATGCGCGGCGCTCCGGTTAAAAGACGATCGCGTCCTGGAAGCGGGTTGTGCTGCCCGCCCCAATCGTCACGTTGTCGGGGAGATCGCAATAAGCGACCAGCTTGCCGTCTTCATCGTACAGCCCGAAGCCACTGATCTGGATCGATGCATTCGGGTTGACGTCGATCGGCAAGGTCAGCTTGAGACGGCTGCCGCCGATATCCTGGAATGCGTCGCCCGAGATGGTCACCGGATCGACTGCGGCGATTTCCTGCTTGCCGTCCGACGCGACCAACTCGAAACTCGATCCTGCCAGGATGGCGTCATGGATCGCCTTTTGGCCATCCGGATCAGCCTTTTCCTTGGGCGCGCCGAGCTTGCGCAGCTTGCCGGTGCGGTTGGCCGGCGCAGCCTTTGGTGCCTTGGCGACCTTGTCGGCCGCCGCTTTGGCCGCATCGCGATCCTTTTCGGCATCGGCTAGCACCTGCAGCAGCTTGTCGATCTCGGTTTCGCCGTCATTGGGCAAGGCGCCGCGATCGTTGAGCGCCGTACTGATTTTGCCCTGGATCAGGCCCAGCGCATCCGAGGTACTGTCGACCTTCGCCTGCAATTCAGCTACAGTCGCCTCTCCGGTTGCCAAGGTTTCGCCCGGTTTATTTTCGTTGCTCGCATCCGTGACCGTATCGGCCGCCGGGGTCGTGATTGTGGTATCACCCATGACTAATCCTTCCTTTACTTGCATTTAGCTCCCCAGCGTCGTCTTTCCCGTCGACCCCGCAGCCGCTTCCAACCCACCCCGTCCCGTCAGAATATCTGCCGCTCCGCCGCGCCGCCGGGCGAGCGCATCCGACGCCGAGACCGCCGCGCTGGCATCGTCTCGTGTCGGCGTCGGCAGCGGCGCGGGCAGCGCCGGCGTCGAGGATTTTCCGCTGGGAATGATCCCGAGAAGCTTGAAGGGCGCACCCAAGACGGCACCGACCGTTTTCATCACCTGCCTCCGAACATTGGATAGGAACTGTCCGCCACGACCTGGCGCCGGCGATCGCCCCCGCGGGGATCGGTCGCCGCCATTTCGGCGCCGCGGTCGATCTCGAACGCGAGATATTCCATCGCGTTCATCACGTCGGAATAGCCCTGCAGCTTGAGCGGCTTCGATCCGAAGCGGCCGCCTTCGACCGACCCGGCCGAGATGCGTTGCCAGGCGTAGCGGGTGTTGAACGCCTTGCGCAGGATCACGCACCGCCGGTGCAGGCGGAAGCGTGGGCGGCCGCCGACGCCGCCGCCGAGCCGCTTGCGCATCGCGTTCAGCCGCGGCTCGAGCGCATTGCCTGGCACCCGTGCCTTGCGCACGTGAACGCCAAGGCCCTTCTGGAAATCCTGCCGCCAGCTGCGCTGTTCGATCGCCTGTTCGCCCGCCGCGCCGGCCGGATCGCAGCAGGCCAGGCCGATCGCGTTATTCGGCGCGCGCATCAGCAGGCGGGCCGCGAGCTCGCGCCCGAACGCCTCCCCGCCCATCTGGCTGAGTTCGATCGTGCCGTCTTCATTTTCGAAGATGCGGGCGAGTTCGTCGTGGACGTCGATGCAATCTAGCTCGGGGTTCAGCTGGGCGATCACCGCACCCGGGCAGATGCCCTGGTCGGCGCCGATCAGCACCGGATAGCGCGGATCGATGTCGAACTCGGCGACGTGATATTCGTCGCGGAACTCGGGATAGACTGGCGTTCCATGACGGATCGGACCGAGCCGGTTATCGATGAACCGCCGTTTCTTGTCGGCCGTCAGCAAAGCCGCCTGCTTGACGTAATAGCCGCGCCCGCCCGGCAGGTTCACAAGGTTCTCAGCGCCGTCGTCGAGCCCGCCCGGCTGGCGGAAGAATTCCACGATCGGCTTATCGCCGCCGTCGCCGAACGCCGCGCTCAGCTTTGGATCGATCTCGCTCTCGATACCAAACAACGGGACGAGGTGGTTATCCTCTTCCGGGGCGTTGAAATCGCCGATGATCTGCGAGAAGGCGCAGCCGCCATCGAC